CAACCGTGAAGGTCACTGCCGCATTCGGCTTTGCCACAGCGATTCCCACCGATGTTGTGCAAGCATGTGTCCTCATGTCGCTGCGTCAATTTAAGCGTTTCGACAGTCCACTAGGGGCAGCGGGCTTTGGTGAAATTGGTATTGTGATGGTTCGCAAGTTTGATCCTGACATCAACGCCATGCTCGCCCCGTACCGGCGCAACGTGGTCGGTGTTGCATGACAACGATGAGCGCAATTCGCGCTGGCATTGCAACCAACCTTGCAACAATCTCAGGGCTGCGCACTTCAGCAACAATCCCTGATGATCCAAAGCCACCGATTGCCATTGTTGCCCCTGAGTCAATTTCATTTGATACTTCAATGGGTAGAGGTTTAGACACATACCAGTTCACCGTGTTGTGCATTGTTGGCAGAGTCAGCGAGCGCACAGCACAAAACAAGCTTGACACTTATTGCAACCCGACCGGGGCAAGCAGCGTCAAGACAGCAATTGAATCAAACAGAACTCTCTCAGGCGCTTGCAACGATCTGAGAGTTGTGGATCTCCGTAACTATGGGGATCTAGTAATTGCAGACATCACATATCTTGCAGCCGAGTTCCGCGTTGCAGTATTCGCTTAAAGAAAGGTAATCATCATGGCAAAGTTCGTAACAATCAATCCAGTCATCATTGTTGGTGGCAGCACGGTCACGGCTAGTTGTGCAAGTGCAACAATCTCACTTGAAGCAGACGACGTAGAAACAACGGCGTTTGGTTCAGCATGGCGCACCCGCGTTGGCGGTCTTAAAGGTGGAACCGTTGACTTTGAATTTCATCAAGACTTCGGTGCTGGCGGCGTTGACGCGCTGCTCTACCCGCTGCTCGGTGGCACAGCCGCAGTGAGCATTCAACCTGGTGGCACTGCTGCAACGAGCGCAACCAACCCTGCTTACACGTTTAACGTGTTGGTTGCTCAGTATTCCCCAATGCAAAGCGCAGTGGGCGATCTTGCCACTGTCTCTGTGTCATTTCCTATCACCGGCGCAGTTGCTCGCGGCACTGGCGCTTAATCCGCTGTAAAACAATTGGAGAGGAATTGTTGACATGAAGATGAACCTTAAAGTTGAATACGCTGACGGGTCAACCGCTGAGGCGAAAGTCTTGGCGGTTGACATCGTTGGGTTTGAATCAAAGTACAACCGTTCAGCTGCTCGCCTTGCTGATGAGTTTCGTTTCACAGATGCCTGCTACTTGGCTTGGCATTCGTTGAAACGCACTGATTCCAAGGTTGGCACGTTTGATGAATGGTTGCTCACCATTGATTCAGTCGGTTTTGATGAGGATGAAGAAATAACCCCTTTGGACAAGACTCCGCACACTTCAGAATAGTTCACCTGGCTTACGAGTTTTCTATTGCGCCAGCGAGCGTGTTAGCGGAGTCGCCACGAATGATTACCACGATGGAACGGTATTTACGGTGGCGCATGGTTGAAGAGCGAAAGGCATCCAAGAAATGATTATCAAAGTTCAAGGTGTCGGGAACGCTGTCAATGCACTTGCTTACTTTGATAAAAAAGCATATGGCGAAATCACTAAAGGTATTCGGCTCATTCTTGCCGAGGGGCAAGCAGAGGCAGTTCGACGCACTCCACCAATGGCGATTGTTTCACTCTCAGGTCAAGGTGGTTGGGGCAAGTGGAACCGCCGTGGCGGTGAAGCAATTGACTTCAACGGCAATGAGGTGCGTGGAAGCATCAAAACATCGGTGCGGCGTACCGCTGCAACAGCGAGCAAAAATGCCAGCGTTCGAGGTTTGATCACTTCCAAGAACACGCCCGGCATTATTTTCCAATCAATAGGCAAAGGCGCTAAAGGCAATTCACAGTTCAGCCGTGAAGTCATTAAGCAAGCAGGCCCACCAAGATCACGATTCATTTGGGGTGCTAAAGAATCAAATCTGGAATCAAACGCAAGTTCAAGAATTGACAAGTTACTGCAAGGCGCTGCACAAGATGCGCAGTCTCGTTTAGATCAGTGGTCTAGTTAAGTGAGGGGTTAGTCAGTGGCTAAGAATTCGATTAACCTGCTCGTTGGATCTAGTTTTGATGCCAAAGGGATCAACCAAGCTAAACGCCAACTTGCGGCGTTAGAAAAGCAAGTTGCCCCAGTTGGTAGTGCGTTCACTGCAATGGGCGCCAAGATGTCTGCAATTGGCGCTGGCATGGCTCGCACAGGTAAAGCCATGACTGTTGGCCTAACGTTGCCCATTGTCGGTGTTGGTATTGCTGCAACGAAAATGGCAATGGACTTTGACACCTCGCTAACAAAAATGGTTTCCCTCGTTGGTCTGACCAATGATGAAGTGGACGGTATGCGGGACAAGATCAAGTCCCTGGCATCCCAGTATGGCAAGAGCGCCAGCGAAGCGGCAGACGCAATGTTTTTCATTACCTCAGCCGGCTTGCGCGGCAGCGATGCAATGGAAACTTTAGAAGCATCCCTCAAGGGTGCAGCAATTGGTTTGGGCGATGTCAACACAATCGCTGACCTTTCAACTTCAGCCATGAACGCATATGGCCCCGCTGTTCTATCTGCCGGCAAAGCGACCTCGATCCTGCGCACAGCTGTTGAACAGGGCAAGCTGGAATCATCTGCACTCGCCGGCGCTATGGGCGCTGTGTTGCCTATTGCTTCAGCGCTCAAGATTCCCTTTGATCAAGTAGCCGCTGGCATGGCCGCGATGTCTCGGACTGGTACTGATGCAGCGACTGCATCAACGCAGCTCAAAGCAATCATGCTGGCTGTTACTAAGGAAACCCCCAAAGGCGCTAAGGCGCTGAAGTCTGTTGGATTGTCTTATGAGGGAATTAGAAAGACCATCGCAGATGATGGGCTGCTTGCCGGGCTGAAACTTTTGAAGGAACGCTTTGGCGGCAACACTCTCGCCACGGCAGAACTGTTCGGAAATCAACGAGCACTCATTGGCGTGATGGATTTGCTCGGCGCGAGCGCTGAGACTACTGAATCAATCTTTGGTGAGTTGGCCAGCACAACCGCGAACGACCTCGATCCGGCTTTTGAGGCTGCGTCAGAGACAACAGGTTTCAAACTAAGTCAGGCAATGGCAACACTGAAAAACAGCCTGATTGGTGTTGGTGATGCTATCGCGCCAACTGTTGAAAAGGTGTCTGCTTTTGTCACAAAGATAGCCGAGGCTTTTGCATCGCTGAGTCCTAAGACTCAAAACCTGATCGTTGCCTTTGCTGCTGTCGCAGCAGCCCTTGGCCCCATCTTGCTTATTGCCGGCAAGGTCATTGGGGCGCTTGGCGCGATAAGTTCTGCGATTGGTTCAATGAGTGCAGCAGCCTCACTAGCTGCCCCTGCCGGTGCCGGGCTTGCTGCCGGCTTCGCTGCGATCATTGCACCTGTTGCACTTGTGGTTGGGGCAATCGCGCTATTCATTGGCGCTGTGGTGTTGGCTTACAATAAGTCTGAGTTTTTTCGCAACGCACTCACACAGTTTGTTGACCAGGTGAAAGCAACCGGCAGCGCAATCTTTGGGTCGCTGATCTCGGCGTTTAAGTCACTCACTCAAACAGGGTCGATTGTCACAACATATTTCACAATCTTGGGCAATTACCTTGGTGGCGTGTTTGGTGTGACGTTGAAAGTCATTGGCGGCATCGTTAAGGCTGTTGAGATGAACTTCAAAATTATGGCTAAGGGCGTTGAGATCGCTGCCACGATCCTTACAATGCTTGCCAACATCATCGTTGGTGCAGTTAAGATTGGGTTCAACTTCCTTGCTGGGGCTATCAGCGGCATATTAGACAAACTGGGGCCATTCGGGGCAGCGTTTAAGTCTTTAGCAACAGGTGTGAAAAACGCCTTCCTATCTATCCCTAAATTCATTTCAACAGCATTCAATGGAGTGATCAAATTCTTTGAGAATTTTGTCAACGGTGCTATTGGACTTGTCAATAAGTTGATTGATGCTTACAACGCGATTCCGTGGACTGCGACAATCTCGCGCATCAACGAACTTTCCTTTGCCGTTGGCGGCGCGAACGACTCCATCGGCAAACTTCCTGATCACTTGAGCAGCGCAGGCCGGGGAATGGAGTTGGCTGGGCAAACTGTTGACGGTTGGAACACGTCGCTTACCGGTGCAAGCAGAGCAACAGGGCAGGCGAGCATTGCTGCTGCTGAATTTGCTGATGGTCTTGGCAAAGTTGGTGGCGGTGGCGGTGGCGCTGCTGAGAAGGCAACCAAGTCACTCAAGGAATTGCGTGGCGAGTTCAAAGAGACTTTCACTGCGGCCATGAACGAGCAAATTGCTGCCGCTGGTGAAACACTCAAAACCGCCTTTGATAAAGCAACCACCGCCTACAACGATTTCAAGACATCCATTACTGGATCAGGTGCATTCGGTCTTGACTTCTCTGGCGCTGCCGAGTCTGCTCAAGACGGTGGCGGGACAATCGTTGATGGGATCGTTAATCAGGCTGCCGGCATTGGTGCTTTCGGTACGCAAATGAACGCGCTCTTGCAAACAAGCTTGAGTGAAGATGCCTTTGCAGCGGTTGTTGGTATGGGGCGCGAGCGTGGCGCTGCGTTGGCATCAGAGTTGCTTGGTGCTAACGGTGAACAACTTATTGCTCAACTCAACGCAACCATTGACAATGTAAAGGCTGTTGCTGAGGCTGTTGGTATTGGCGCTGCTGATAAGTGGAAGGCTGCCGGTGTCAAGTCAGCCCAGGACACTTACGAGGGTTTCCGGGATAACTTTGGCAAAGGTGGCCCAGCGCGTAAAGCATTGGGCAACTTGATGGACAAGCTAGCCGAGTCAATGAAACGCTCAACAACAATCACGGTGACAACGATCAACCGACAGATCAACGAGAGCATTGGAGCCGCGCTTCCTGGTCGCGCACTTGGTGGCCCGGTTTCAGCATCTACCGCCTACCTTGTCGGAGAAAAAGGCCCAGAGGTATTCGTCCCTAATAACAGCGGCAACATTATTTCGAATGATGCGCTATCAATGACTCGGCGCAGTGGCTCAATGAGTTCAAGCTCTGGTGCTAACGCAGGCAACACCTACAACGTAACGATTAACACTGGCATTGGTGATCCCCGCGTGATCGGTGAGGAAGTTGTGAACGTGATCTCCAAGTTTGAGAAAGCCAACGGCGCTGTGTTTGCGCGGGCCTGATGAAGGTTGAAATTGCGTTTGATCTTGCCGCTAACGGGCTGGGGTCTTTCTTCACGCTGGACGATCCTGTCAAAGGCAAGTTAGACAACACGCTGTATGTGCTTGGCGGCGATGTCCTGGTGGATGTCACTAGCACAGTTCGGCAGGTCGGTGTTAAGCGTGGGCGCAACCGGCAACTGGAAAAGTTCACTGCCGGGAACGCAAACATAATCCTCGACAACCGTGACCGGATTTATGACCCACTAAACACTGCCAGTCCTTACTTTGGTTCTATCGTGCCACGCAAGCAAATCATTATCACTGATGAAGACCAGACCATTTACACAGGTCAAGTTGCTGACTGGAACTTTGACTATTCACTCTCCGGTGATTCAACAGCGCAAGTGTCCTGCGTCGATGCGTTGACACTGCTCGTTGATCCTTTCCTGACGGCAGATACGGAAACGGCTCAACTAACGGGTGCGCGGGTAAACGCTGTCCTTGATGATGTTGGTTGGCCGTTGGCTAAGCGGCAAGTATCTGAGGGCAAAGCAACATTGGACGCTGACGTTATTGAGGCCGATAAAACACAA